CTAAGCTGATGATGCGCAGCATAAAGTTTATAATCTGGAACTAGCCCACCAGTCCACAGGTTGTTGTAGTTAGGACAAAAGGCCTTAGTTAGATGGGCGCCATTGCTGAAATTGGTCCAGTAATAAAAAGTACTAGCAGTCACAATTGCGATAGTTTCTCCGGGCTGAACTGTGTGGGATATAGTCCCAGTATATTCCGTTGTTGTACTACTATATGCGTATTTATTGGAGTAAGAAAAGTCTGTTACGCCAGCATAGGTAGTGGCATTAGGGGTTAGTACAGCAGCCCCAGCGCCGTCGTATCCACTCTGCCATTGAGAAGTAACACGGTTAGTATAGCTGAAGCTGATTGCACTGCTTGTGGGGTTTCGGACAAAGTGCAAAGAACAGTAAAAGGGCAGGTAGCTTTGGTTAAAGTTAGTAACGAGAACACTATTGCAATCAGTCCCCCCATAGTGATGGTGAAACATCAATTCTGGGGCCCGACCCAAATTTTCGTTATCGTCCATTCTGCCCTTTAACAGAAAATGAACAAATGGGTTCACACGGGCTTTATTGTCCATGTGGCAATACGCATTATGCTGTGATGTCCAACCATTACCCGGTGAACAACCCCTAGAGCTTTCTGCTGTTATTACGGGGATAGTCAAAGGATTATTGCCGCTTTGGTTACTTTCTGAAATAAAAGTGTTAGCGGGAGAACTTCCTGCGCCACCGGATGCCCGGCCTTCCTGAGAAATTATTTGTTGTAGAGTAGCAATTTCCATTATTAATCTCCAAATACGGACGCACAGAAAGACCAGTTATCCGCAATCTGGCCTACGTTGGTGGGTTCAGGCGAAGTAGCTTCAAGATTGTTACACATGAAAGCCGCAGCATGCATGTCATGGTCCGGCTCAAAATAGCTGTCCCAACTACCTATCGGACCAATCAAATTGGTATTCTCATAATAGCCACCATTACTGAAAGAACTTCTGTACCAAGATGTTGAGGTCTGAATTAGGGCAATTGTAGTGCCAGCAGGAACACTTACAGACCCGGTCTGGGTGGAAGTTCCACCGCCGGTGACTGCCCATAATTGATTAAAGGATACTGAAGTCACTGCGCTTTTCGTTGCGCTGTTTGGAATAACAGCAATAAGGCCAGAGCCATCATAACCTGAGCTCCAATAGGCCGTGGAAATTGACTGTATATTTAGGTTTCGGGAACTGGTGTCAGTGTTCTTGACGAACATTAGGTTGGTCGTAAACGGCCCGTACTGGGTGTTATTGTTACTAGTCAAAGTAGGGAGGGCACAACCTGCCATGTTGTCTTTAGAGAACATTTCCCTATGAGGTCCCCCCCACTTAAAATGTAAGCCGCTGGTGGAAAGGTAGTTAGGCCACGCGAAGCCGCAGTGTTGAATGTAAGAATTAGTACCTTGTCCGTAAGTATAAAAAGTAGTCCAATACCCGGAAGAACTCATGCCTGAGTGAGGAGTGTTGTTTCTATTATATCTTTTGACGATACAGGGCCAAGAATGGGCGTTACCTGCTCTAGGTTCGGTTTTGATAATAGGAGGTGCTAAGTCGGCACTAACGGTTTGACCAGCTAGTGTAGCCTCATTCCTCGAAAGTTGATTTAAAAGTTCGGCTTTCATCTAGTCATTACTCCAAATGTGAATAGCCTGTCGGCGTGGTTGTTTTATTCAGAATTATATCGTTCCAGTAATTCCACGGGCCGACAGAGCCTTGGTCTGGTACACCGCCTTCATAGGCAGCTTTGACAAAATCATTACGGGGCTTGAGCCCTGTGTCTGCAAAGAAGTTAGATAGGTTATTGAAGCCATTTAAATGTTGCCCAATATACTCGCTGTCTACGCTGGTGTAATACTTCCAGTGAGTGATATTAAAAATCATAGCTACTGTGTTAGCCGGGATTGTAACATTCACATCTGTAGCACTATTGGCGCTACTCTGGCCCCCAGCATTTGTCTCATTAACGTCGGTGTACTTACCATCAACAAGAGTACTGGGAGTAACTACCCAAGTGCTGCACTGGCTGTAAGTACTGTACGCAGAACGAATAACATTCAGAGCGCGGGTTATATCCGACCCTGTAGTATTCTCTACAGCCATCATACGAATGCCAATATTTGGGTAAGTGTAGGTGTTAGAGTTGCTGTAGCCTGTCGAGTTACTTGTTTCTTTGTATGCCATTACGTCAAAGTCAGCATGAGTAGCATTACAGGAATCTAATACAGGCCCAACATAAGTGGCGTCGTACCAGTCAGTTGTATTGTTCTGGTCCCCTCTACTACGAATTAGACGATAGCCATAGGTGTTTAGGGTGTAAGAGTTGTTACCATTTATACTACTACTGGTCTCCGCCCCATACCCATAAGTATTGTCATACCTTTCCCACACACCAAACAGACTTTGCACCGACCCCGTAGGGGCCGTTGAGGTCGGTACGTTTTCAAGAGCTTTTATTCGGTTATGTAGCCATAAGTCTGTCATGGTGTGCTACCCCTGTCGATTAAACTTCTTCGATGTTTGTAATCTGACCAGTGCCACTATCTACGTTGACTGTGTAAGTCTTAGTGAAAGTCTGGCCACCAATGCTCACATTCTCTTTGAATGAGTCTAGGTTACCATCGGAATCGTAGGTGATGTTCCAAGTCAACTTACCATTGGATAAGATTGAACTTAGACGACCATCTGAGTCATAGGAGATGTTTGACGAGGTCACAGCACCAGTAAACATTAGGTCTTGGATTTGTGCCTGAGTGTAAGACGCAACATCTTGTGTGTAGTTGCCTAGATTAGTCTCTAAGTTGCTGAAAGCAGTGTCGAATTGTGCTTCGTATTCTACTTGCTCTTTGGCAATATTACCAGCCATTTCGTTCAATTCAGTCAAAACAGAACCCAGAGAGGCATTCACATAAGTAGTGATATCACCCAGCTCTGTGTTGGTATGTGATTTCAGGGCTGTAGCGATTGACTCAATCTTAGTAGGTATCTCTCTAGCAATAGTGTTAGAGAAAATACTTACATTGGTAGTGAAGTCATCTACTGTATGGTCAGTGAGGATAACACCGCTAGTTTTAATAGAAGCAGTAGTTCCCATCATACCACTGTGGCTACCACAATAAATGTGTAGCAAGTCAGGTGTAGTAGCACCAACAACGATAGTTACAGTTGCAGATGAAGCTCCTGCGGTTCCCGAAACAGTTACGCCTGTTGTGAACTCTGAACCAGAAGCGTGTGTGCCGTTCAGGGTCTCTGAGAACTTGATTGGGTGCCCAGATACACTGGCATTAGATACGTCAAAAACGTAAGTGTTGCCTCGTGCAAAGAACAAGTTAGGGTGCTTAACACCATCGATTTTAATTCGGTTACCTTCGCCTGCGTAGTTAGCGACTGTAACGGTATGGTTGATTGTAGCCATTAGGTTACTCCGTTTTAATTAAGCCGCTGATGCAGCGTAGAAGGTTTCAAGTACAACATCTCCGAAAGATTCCAGAGTGCGTTCTCCAGCAGCAACATCACCATTAATATCAATGTTGTGACTGTCTAAATTCTGAATCTGCCAACGCAGTTCAGACCCTAAAGGAATGCCTGATCCGTATGAAATGGCTCTAGCAACATACATCATGTCGTCTTCGGCCAATGTTTGTGACATTACGGTTCGAGCAGCCCCTACGAGCTTTTCCACTAGAGCGGCGTAACCAGTGCTGTTGGCATACCCCTCCATGAGTTCGAGTGTCTTAACGCACACGATAAGTTCTCTAACGGTGGGCGTGTCTAGCATGCTACTTAACTTAGCAATTGCTTCATCCCCCGCAGATTCTCTGGCTACAAAGTAGGTGAGAGTTTGTGACATTAGATTAGTACCCCTATGAGTGATCCTTGAGCAGCGTCTAGGCTGTTACTTACCTGCGCAGCCTTCTGACTGGCTATGAGTGCGCTGTTGGCAGCTGCTGTTTCCGAGAGACCTGAATTTGTTTCAGAAGATGCAGCGGCTATCTGGCTGGCCTCCGCTTTAGCGGCGTAATGCAACGCGGAGTAACCTGTCACACCCGTTGAAATGGTGTACTGTAGGTCCTCGGCATTAATAGCCAGTTTTTGCGCGTCTATACGGTACTGGTCTACGCTGTTAACGCCCAAGCTCAGCTGATCTAAGACGTACTGCTTATTAGCCCCGTCAGTGCTTTCTACTGGAGTAGCTACATTACTAACTACATTGCTATCTGCATCAACAGGCCCCGTATGTGTGCCTGCACTGTCCCCTGTTAGGTTACCATTTACATCGCCAACTACGTTGCCTGTTACGTTACCCGTTACACTACCAATAAACTGCGCATCTGTGCCGTCTGTACCATTGTTGAGAATAACAGTAGTGTTATCCTCTGCGTACATATCGCCCCTGAAATTACCGACGGCTGTACCAAATAGGTCCCCATAAAAACCGTTATTGGGTCCTACAAAACTAGGGCTGCCTGCTACAATAACAGTGCCGTTGATTTGTGCTGGGGTATTGGCGCCTAATACACCTTCAAAATTCGCGGCACTTGCTGTGCCATATAGATGTAGGTCCCGAAACTCGTAACTGGACGAACCGCTATCGTTG